CTTGAATGCTTGTCCACCGATACTGAAACCCCTAAGGGCGCCTTTGCGAATTTCATTGGCTACTTCACGAGCCTTTTCGATGTCATCACGTACTTGGATGACAACAAAGAGTCCAGCGTCATCGACACCAGACTTCCAAAGTCGTCCACTGCTGTCAGTGTACTCTGGAATAACACTTCCAACTTGAATGTTGGAGTGTGCGAGTTGTACGTTGCGGAATCCTTCCGCTTTCATAAAACCGTCAAATGCACCCTTAAGTGCGTTTGTTGTGATAAGGTCACCTTGCTTGTCGACCATCTCAACGCTTGCGTAACCTGCAATAACGAGGTCACGGTCGCTCTTCAAAAGCGATAGGGTTCCACTGCTCTCAAAACGAGAGGTTTGTAGTGGCGATGCCATGACCATGCTATCCCTTACATCCGTCATTCTATATAATCAGATATGGTATACAGCCTTGTCCTCTGTAAGTTCTAACTTACTATCGACTTCTTCGACGTCCTTCGATTCTTCTTCCTTATCCTTCTTTTCACGCTCAACATCACGAACATCATAGTCAGGCATAGTTTTCGCATCATCAGGGTTTGTAGGCCCTGTAGGTGACTGTATAGGTGTGCCTACGTCTATACCAAGTCCTTTAGGACCAGCCGATGACATACCTACTTGACCTATACCACTCTTCGCTAACAATTTCTCAAGGAGTTCAGCACTCTTCTTCATGACTTTGACTTTCTCTTTGTCCCACGTACCAGTACCTTCAATCTTCTTCGGAGGTATGAGCGGCTTGCCGTCGTTCTTGCTTTCGTGTACTTCGGCCTTATCCTCACGTTCTTCTATAGAGAAGTCACCTTTGAGCATAACACCAGCAACAGGTGACCAGAAGGGTCGCTGGCTTTCAGCCAAACGAATAAGATAACCATTGTCTGCTACAGGTGTGTGTACAGTCCAATACTGACCACGTGTCGTAGCCTTGTATAGAACGTCACCTGCTTCAAACGAAACTCGGATGTGTCTGTCACTTCTATAGATACTGAGTGGACTTTGGTCGAAGTCGGCCTTTGCTAACATAGCAAGACTCTCTGTACTAACGAGTGGTTCGCCTTCCGCCTCACCTTCGATTTGAGGTGCGTGTACGGTATACACCTTCTGATTCTCAGATGCGTGGCCTTCTGTTACATTCGATACGTTGACTTTGACATAGTCTCCAACTTCGTACTTGTCAGGCGAATTGAACGAGGCTCCGATGTCCATGTATATGTCATCTTCAATCTTGACCGCTCGGTCACCTAAGTCCTCTCCGTGTATGATTGGACCTGTACCGAGTCGATACACGTAGGGTGATTCGCCTCGCCGCTCAAGAACCATGAGTGTGACATCGTTGCCTTTCTGGTACAAGACCCACTTAGGATGACGAGCCTCTCCTTTCATGTATGTGGATTTAGCATCACGTAGAATAACACGGTCGCTGTCAATGTTCTTGATAGCGTCAGCCAGCCCTACGTCATCTGTGAGTTTTGTGTCGGATGCGCTTGGTGCATCGATACCTTCGACGCTTTCCAGTGCACCACGCAAGAGTTTGATTCTGTCCTGAATCGGTATGTCGTGTACCTCTTTGTCGTCGAACTCTACGACTTCAAAGATGTAGAGTCCTTTGTCTGTACGGATGACATCGACAACGAAGTCTTTGTCAGACACCTGCTTGAATGCTTTCTTTTCTTCATCAGTAAGCGAACCCTTACTCTCGACATCGTCGTCTTTCTTAGTAACGAACATTCGCTTGCCTTCGGGATATGCGCTTACAATCCAGTCGCCTGTGAAACCACGTAAGTGTTCAAGGTCATCGATGTCAAAGATTCGATGCATCGGTTGCAGTGATGGCAAGCCCTCAGGCATATCCTTACGGATATAATCAGGGTTCGTCAACGATGCAAGCAGTGCGGGTCCATCCATTTTCGTGTGGAATGCCGAAGCAGTGTCCATAAACGGTTGACCTACTCTGTTCACACGTATCGCTGGGGGTAGCAATTGAAAAGGGTTGGTGCGGAATTCAGATGTGCCTAATTGTCCCAAAAGATGGTCAGGCATGATTCTGCGTATTGTGTTCTCGTTTGGCGTCATCAGCCTCATCTTCTTAGGAGTGTCACGTTGCTTGAACGACATTTGACCTGTCCTCTTGTCAACGTGCATACGGAACGGTATTTCGTGAACGTGACCAAAATTTCCTCGCAGGCCATCGGAATTGAACATCGACATGATGCTGGCCTTTGTCTTAGGGTGACCTGCTCGACCGATTGGTTTGTGGAGCAGTGTTGGTTTGTTTTCTGTATCAATGACCTTTGATGCGTCATATTCGTCTGCATCTGTTACCATAATACCATGAAGATGGTTGACCATGTCATGAAGCGTTGCTTCATTTTTCAACTCGTTTGGCTTATCGCTGATGTCGTAACCCAAGGTTTCATTTCTAAATTTACCTTTCAAATCTTCTTGATTATGCTCTGATGGAGTTAAAATCTCTAATGACCTTTCTCCCAAAGCAACTTTTGTTTTGTGTGTAGACAACGCTGCATGAACCCGCTGTGCTGCTCTGTATGCATGACTTCTACTAATGTCTTTAGCAGTAGGGTGTGAGTTCTTACTTCTACCACCCGATGGAGGGACCGTACGCTTCGTAGGTACAGTGTACGAAGGGTCATTATCGTAATCAGGCTTGTGTCGCTTGAAACTAACCAAGTCCTCAAGAACCTTCTCATGACCAAGTGCTTTCATGCCTGAGAAGTGTTTGTCGCCTGATTCAGCCATACGACCTGACAAGTCCATCATTGACATTGCTTTGAGTGGTTTGCCTCTTTTCTTAACTTTCCTTAGCAAATCTTTCGCCATACGAATCTGATACGGCTTAGGGTCATCACCAAACAACAACTTAGCAACATCATCTTTGCTCATATCCGAATTGATTTCATGGCCGTTTTCATGTACATTGTAAGATATAGCATCATGGCTGTTATCCGTCGCACCTTTTAGTTCCGAGTCAACTACTTCGTGACCTGCTACTGGAGCGGTCAAATTGTGATGCTCTGAGTCCTGTTCAGCAAGATACTTATTGGCTGCAAACATTTTCCAAGCAGCCATAGTGTCAGGATGCACCATTGAATACAATTCAGGCATTTGCTTTTCAATCTCTTCACCAATCTTCTCAGCCATCTGTGCGATTGCTTCGTGATGGCCTGAGACTTGCTTGTGATGTGTTTCGTCGACGTCAACCTTCTTTTGACCTCTTGAATTAGAACCGTAGTGTTTTCGACCTATCTCTCTTAACACTTCACTTTGTTCATCAATTAGATGGTCAAGGTGGTCACGTCCTTCACTGCCTTCTGGAAGCAATTCTCGTTCTTCAAATAATTTATTCAATTCCTCTTCGGCTTCATCATATTCATGAGTTTTTTCATCCAATGCTTCCCTTTGGGAACGTAATGATTTGTACCTAACTTCATTCTCACGAAGTGGACGTGTTTCTAAACTTTGAAGAGAGCGTTCCATGGTAAGTCTTTCTTCTGGACTCATGTTGGTTTCCATATTTCTAAGTATTTCATCAAGTTCAGCCAACTTGTTTTTATTTTGTTCGTAGCGGTCGGTATGTGTTTGCTGACGCAGGTCGTAATCTTCTCTGCTAATCGGCAGTTTTGCCTCATACGGTAACTGATGAGGAGCACTAACATCGTATTGAGCAGGCATAGCAGGGTTGTTCAATCCGCCAATCATACCGACCAGTTTTATGGCTTGGTGAGAAACATCACCGTCCCGCTTTAATTTACCATCTTCTACGGCCTGTCCAAATGCGTGACCTATACCGTGTGTAAATCTTTGTGATACCCCAAATCCACCTACTTCGTTACGTAAATCTTTCAACTTACTTGTACCTTCTGTGCGACCTGCCGCTAACGATTGCCTGTATAGTTTGTTGTGATGTTCAGGCGAATGAGTAGTGCCCTGCAAACCTTGATTGACTTTTGCATTGGCTAAAGCACCTGTACCCGATATGAACGTATTGTGTGGAGAAAGCGATGCGATAAAACCAGCAGTAGGGTCAATCTCCGACACAGACGTCATTTCGACTTGGTTTCTTCGTTTGATTGCACGACGTGCTTCTCCAAGTTCAGATATAGGCGGATAGAACGGAGCGAGCAAACCGCTGACCTTACTGTGCAGGTTTAGCACTTCACCACCCTTCGTCTCTAAAGCCTCCCCCGATGGAAGCGGTCGTCCACTGAACACGTCTTGTCTCGCCTGCTTACGACCGAGCAGTCCGTCATATTCTCCTTCCAGTAAAAGAGACTGGTGCATCATATCCAACTTCGTTGTGTGTGTCTTACCCAAACCACCTCTGCCTTCAAAGGGAACTGACCAGTGATGTGCGAGTGATTCTGATTCGCCTAATGTGTACGACTCAGGATGTGCACCTTCGCCTTCTGTCAAGAGGTGAGGTGAGGTGTACATCTGTATGTGATTACGAGCGATTCGACCTGCACCTTGTGCTTTTTGCATATGCAAATGCGGCTCTAAGAAATCTTCGACTTCTTGAATTGTCCAATCGTGGTCACCTGTCCAGCCTTCACCATAATGCGGGGATTCGCCTTTTTTGTGGAATGTGAGATTACCGTCGGCACCTGCCTTCACACCTGCGAGAGCATGTATGCCACGCAAATCCATCGTAGGTTCGGTACCCGGCTTGAAACCATTTTCTGCAAATCTCGGAAGGTACTCGACCTCGTCGTCGAAGTCCTCATAATATCTACGAAGTTTCTTCCCAAGTTCACTGTTTTCTAAATCTTCATAAAGTGTGCTCGGATTCATCTTTTGAGTTGAGCCACCGGGTATCATACCAACTGCGAATGCTTGACCTGTAGCGTCAGGGTCACGAGTGTGATGATTGAATACTGGTGCGTATCGCTGGTGATAATTAGAAACGAGTCGACCCATCGAAAGAGGCTTGTCGCCTACGTGAATGTCGCTGATGGTGTAATTGTTTTTGTCGTGGAAGCCGTGTTCCTTGATGTGTCTGTACACCTTAGCACGTTCGCCGGGTGTGAGCCACTCAAGGCCGAGATAGTAATCCATCTCGCCCAAGCCTTTTCGTCGACCTGTTTCTTCGTGAGTGTCATCGTCCATCCACGATTCTTGTGTTGAGCCTAAATGATAATGTCGAAGATACCTTTGTTGTTCAGCACCATGTATACCACCTTCATCTAAATCTTTAGAAAAACCCTGCCCCTCTTCACTCTGTAGCCAATTGTTGTAACTTCTTTCATACAATTCATGCTGTGTAACGTGTGTGTTGTGAGGTCCATACATACCATATGTGTATAGAGCAGAATCAGGATAGTGCTTTCGATGTGCTCTTTCTTTTGCATCGTGTACTCTCGATACACCGTTTCGTGCAAATGAATCTAAACGCTCTGACCATGCAGGCATATCGACACCATTGTTGACTGTACGCTCATCCCAAAGCGGCGCAACGTCAGGGTGATACATCGACATGTCGCCAAAATGTTCACTGGCTGTTCCTTCGTGTGCTCTTGTAGCAGGCAGTATCTGTTGGTGCAACCAATCCTGACCTATGTGGTCGACGTTTTGAGGTTGTCTTATACGACCAACCTCAGGGTACTGACCCGGAAATGATTCTGAAATGTTTTTGGGTGCTTCTTCTAAACCAGCGGCATAGCGCTCGGTCATCGGGTCAACGATTCCAAGTGATTCTTGTTCATCGCTGTATTGACCGCCCTGTTGTCGTGCGGGGTCAACGACTTGGTTACCATCACTGGGATTCGGAATAGTCACTCAATCACCGCCATTCATTGGCGGTTGAGTCGAGTTTCTAAAGCCTTTTTGAGAGACTGCGCTTCACCGCCACCATCTACAAAGTGACCTGCAAGTGTTGAAAGGGCTGTAGGATAGTACGGATTCTTATCGAGTATGTCGCTCTTCTCTGAAATTGCGCCCTTGTTCTTGACATCTTCGACATCAATGAGTCGTTGGTTGGTCGAGTAGTATTGGTTTTGAACACCAGTCTCTCCACCGACTTGTGAATGGAACTGGACATCGCCCAATGCTGTTCCTTCTTTTTGCTGGAAGGTAACACCTTGCTCTTTAGTGATAAGTCGGTTCTCGACTTCTTTCGCTGCTTTCATTAGTTGGTCAATCTTTGAACTTCTAGGTTCGTATCTTGGTCGCATGTTATCACTCCATTCCCATGTTGTTGCCTATGTTTCCGTTACCTTTCGATTCTTCTGCAAGGCGATGAATATCCGACCAATCCATAGCGTGGAAGTCTGCGTTGGTTTCAGGCAACGGTACTCCACTGTCGGATTCGTTCTTTAGAATATCATATTGTGAGTCTCCACGGAACAGGTCAGGCATAATATCCATCGGTGCACTGTTCGACCCGTGTCGAATAAATCCAGCACGCTTCAAAAGTGCAGCAGGGTCTGCTACAATGTTCTTGAGTGCTACGTTTTCTGCTTTGAGAAGTGACAAACTGTGGTCCATGCTCTCCATCTTGTTGATAAGAGCACCCATGAGTTTCTCAGCCGCTCCCTCTTCTACGACTTCTTCGCTCATTATTTCACCTCAGAGATTCCTGTTGTTTCGACGCTGCATGATAGGCCCACGTCGGCTTGTTCGGATAGTACCCGGCAAGACTTGTGTTGTTGCTTCGTGAACAGTTTGAATGCTATTGAACTTACGAACTGGTACGCCGCCTGCATAGATGTCGTTGACGCCGTTAGTTGAAGGTGTATCAGACTTCATGATTGCTTTTGATACGTCTTCTGAAAGGTATTCTGCGTACTTGCTAACCTCACCTATGTGAGAACTTGCAGATACGCTGTCGTTGTTTTCGATTGCTTTGAAAAACGCATCAACATGTGAGCGCATTTTACGAGCCATTGGGTCCATCTTCGCTAGGTCCATACGCATCCCATAACCTCCATTGTATTGAATGTTTTGTCAGAATCTTCGTATATTATTCATCGCTTGACTGAGAGGACTGCCTTGCGGTCCTCGTTGCTGGACACTTGAAAACGGTGCTCCTGAACCCATCGATGTTCTGTTTTGAGGACTTGCAGGTCCTCGTGGAGTACGCATACCCATCCCCTCTCCACCGGGCTGTGATGCTGGACCTTGTGCTGCTCTCAAGCCTGCGCTTGCTTGACCTGCTAACGCACCTGCCATCTGTGGATTCATGTTACGACTTGGCAAGCCACCGGGCTGTGCCATTGGCATTGGTCCTCCGGGCATACCTCCACCTTGACCCGGTTGACCCGGTTGACCCGGTTCCATAGGCTTGTAGATAAATCTCAAATCACGTCCGCCTTCCTCGATGAGTTCAGGCTTGAATCCAAGTTGCATCATCCGTTGTGCGATATTGACTTCCATTTCGTCACGTCGTAGTCGAGTGACTTCGTCTTCTTCCTCGTTTGGATAAAGGGTGAGTTTCCAGTCATGAACATCCATTTCTTCCATGAGTCGAGGAAAGAGATGGTCGGTATACACCTTGTGTCCAAATTCAACTGCACGATTGGTGACAAGAATTTGCAGACCTTCGTTGTTCAGTCCACCTGACTTACCTGTATCCATCATAAACACATTTGATACACCGTAGAATGCAGCAATGCGTGTTCGCATTTCATCACGTACAGCAATGTATTGCATCTCTTCCATCGTATCCATGAATTTAATCCAATTGACGCCTCCACGTCCGCTTTGACTTTCGATACCAATCTTAGGGATGTAGTGAGGGTCACGTTCAAGTTTCTCGTCAACACCCTTCCAAAACGACTTCATCGATTCAAGGTTGTCTGTTGTGATAGAAATCAAACCACGGGGTACACGACGCTTACTGTATGCAGTGTACATGTAATTGTCCATTGCTGTAAGTGTCATTGCTTGGCGCCATAGTGTTGACACAGGTGACTTGCCATAGAGTTTCGATGGATTGTATTTACTGACGTGGATGACTTCTCCCTTGAGATAGTATTGCGTTTTACCAGCACCGCCAGTATTCACGTGGTGTACGTCTTCTAAATCGTGTCCGCAGGTATCACACTGCTTCTGACCTTCGCTGTAACCACGTACTTCTGTACGATGGAGGGGGCATACTTTGTATCGACCTCCACGTACACCCCGCTTGTCTGCAACAATACGCATGAAGATAGGGTCACCACGAAGAATTTCTTTGATACGATAGAATGCAACTTCGTTTGTTTCAGGGTCGATATAGTATTCTTTGACAAGAATAAGGAATGCATCGTCCATAATGTTGAGGTCTTGTTCAATCTCTCTCAAAACATCCATAAAAGTTTGTTCCATCGAGTTACGCTGTTCTACAAGCCACTGAGCATATACCTTTTCACTTGGTTCAGGCTGACGAACTTCTCCTCCACAATCAACACAGGCGTCAACGTCGTGTTCGTACTCTTTTTCGCATTGTATACACTTTTGGTGAAATGCCTTGTCCCAATAATAACCACGACGGAATATTTCTTGCTTGAGTGTTGACAAAACTGTACGTAGAATCAAATTCTCTGATGCGACTGAATACAGTGCTGGAATAGTAATACCTTGAACAACAACTGGTTCTTGGATACCTGTTGTATAGAGAGGCATCTGAGGTTCTGGTGTACGTCTTCTTCTGAACCTGTCAGCAAGACGACCTAATACACCCTTGACTTTATCGTCTGCCATCACAAATCACTTCCCCATGAACGGATAGTATCCGCATCGACGCCCCATGCATCCAGTTTCTTCTGAACTGCATCGACGTCATCTTTCCAATTTTCAAACATGACTAACATCCTGTATTGCTCCTTCTTCACGTTGTCATCCTCTTCAAGAAACCGCAAAGCGGCTTTGGCTTGAGTGGACTTCAACTGCAAGTGCGGAAGCACTCCGTTAAGAACTTTCTTCAAGTCATCTCGTGAGTGGAAATTGAGTCTGTGAGTTGTTCGCTTACTGTTCTTTGACATCTTTTCATTGAGTGAAAGTGTGCCACAACCCAGTGTTTTCTGCAATCTCTCGCAATGAATTTTACCTCTGTCTCCAGTCGCTACTGCTGATGCTCGGACTTCTCCTCGCTTTGTGATAAAGATAGAGCCGTCAGCATCCATAAATCCAGCAGCATACGCCCAAGGGTCTTTGATAACCAGACCATCACAGGAAAGTAGAATGTATTCGCCTCGTCGAGGTGCTTTGACAATATCCATTTCTTCACCGAACATGGATAGGAGTTTACTCATACGAGTCGCTGAGATTCGATTAACGCCCTTTTCAATAAGGTTGGCTGTAATATCACGAGCCCCCATGTGTCCTTTGCTTTGAAGTTCTTGACGAGCCATTTCAAGCCAATTCTTTTGCTCTTTGCTCAGAGTATCAACTTGATGCAACCCACTGCGCCACATTTTACGAGCGTCTTGTCTTTGTTGCATAGCATTAACCCAAGCAGATTGTTCTTCGTCACCCCATACATCTTCAAAGTCATCGAGCATCTTGAGTGCCTCATCTGCTGCTTCCCACATATGACAAGCACGAAGCAATGTGGATTCTCTTGACTTAGAGAATGTCCTAAGTGATTTGAGGTTTCTGTCGCTCAGACCAAGATTACGAATCGTACCGCCGTATTCTGATGCCCAAGGTATAGTCGCCAACGTCTGTTCGACTTCTTGTGCTTTGAGAGCACGTACGCTTTTGATAGCACTGTCAATGTCGAATTTCATGTCCTTCATCTTACGGCGAGCACGCTTGAGGTCTTTGACAACTTCGTCAGCACTCTTGCCGAGATAAGCATCGAACCACGAGTCGCCATTTTCTGGAAACGAATGTGTTTCGATTTGTAGAATAGGTTGCTGTGGGACGGCTTCTTTAGCAATCTTGACAGCCTTCATCATGTCATCCCTCAAAGAAGGATGAGCCAGTAGAGAAGAAGCAATCATTGTCGATTGCTCTTCACCCATATCCAAATGAATGTCAGATTCTCCTACGATTAGTGAAGGCCACATATTAGTTATCTCCGTATGGGTCGTATGAGAACGTACTCGATTGTTCTCTTAAGTCCTTTTCCCAATCTTCTTCTTCTTCTTTGGGTTGAGGCTTGGGCTTGATGCCAACAAGTCTGCGTTCAGGCTGAGGTTTGACAGGTTCATTTGCATCTCCTAACTTTGCTCGCTCACGTCGATTAACCTCATCAAGCACGCTTTCAATTGGGGCATCAGGGTCGTCTATAGCGGTTTCTTCTGATGTAGATTTACCTTCACGCTTCTGTTTACGCTCTTGATACTCTGTTCTTCTTTTGACTTTGATACGGTTTGCTTCATGCTTTTCTTCTTCGGCTCGACGCTTTGCTTCTTCGGCATCCTTTTCCGCCTGAACACGAGCGTCATCTTTTGCTTGCGCTGATTGCTGGCGTGCTTTGCTGCGTTCTCTTGCTGCATCGGAAAACTCAACATTCTTTATTCCTTGCTGACGTGTTCGCTCTTTCTTGCGCTCTGCTTCCTTCGCACCACGTCCGCCCATGTATTCTTCTAACTTGGCTTTGCTTTTTTCATAAGCATTTTTGTCCCTTTCCAATGCTTCGGGTGTTGAACCGAAGGATTGACGAATTGATTCCATAGATATGTAATTCGGGTGTCCTCTTGTAAGGTGACCAGTTATTCTTTCTACACTGGCTTTGTGACGAGCAACATCATCTCTCAATTGCTGCTCTCTGCTTTGTGCTTTAAGCAAAAGCCAAGCCTGTTCAAACGGGTCAAGCAACAAACCAATCATCTCCTGTCATACGAGAAGCGCCCTGACTCGGTGAATCAAGGAACCACTTGTCAAAGCCCGGAAGGTCGTCATCGAGTAGCATAACGCTTCCTCTGAATTCTTTGGTCGCCCAGTTCGCCAAAGCAATTGACATCGCTAAGTCATCGTGAGAGCCAACGGATTCAAGTTTACCGTCTTTCTTCATACCGAATCGACTGAGTTGCTTCTCAAGTTCTCTTGTGAATTCTTTACTGCGTTCGTCGCCCCAAGGTGTTTTCAGTTTACCTTGCTCAAAAGCCATAAGCAGCGACATGAACATACTTTCCTTGCGCTGTCTCGTGGTCATAAAGGTTTTGATAGGGATGTCATCTCGCATTTCTTGAAGTTCAGCAGCGAACATTCGTTGGAAGTTGTTGCCTTCAAGTTCAATCAAGTCAGGCTGGAATCGATTGTTGAGGAGGAGGATGTTACGTTTTTGTGCAGCACCGCTCAATCCCTTTTGGTTGATGACGTGAACTAACTGTTTCTCCTCAGAGCCGGGAAGCACACGCAATACGGTCATGGCTGTGTAGTCAGCGTTTGAATCGCTTGCAATCGCAGGGTCCCAGCCAACAAAGTGTTGACCGAATACGCCTGCTGCGTTGCCTTCTTCGTCGAATTCTTGTTCAGCGTGGTCAAGAAGCACGAGATTTTCGTCACGGGCTTTCTCCAACAGACTATGAGGGAACATACTTGAGTTATCGTGAATCGGTTCACACAGATATTCACGAGCGAATTTGATTGCAGGCATTGACTTCTCACGCATTCGGAGTGCATCAAGCGGCCAACGTCCCGGCCATAACGGTTCGCCGTTTTCTAAGATAGCGGGATAGGTTTCGACTTGGAAGGTTTCTTTTTGTTCAAGTTCAGCGTACAGGTCATTGTACGAAAACGGTGTACCGACCATCATCATTCGACCTGTGTGGTGCAGTACAGGGAGCAGAACGGTATAGAACCAGTCGGCTGCACGTTGAAGTTCGGATACGGTTGTACCCCACAGAATATCATCGCACACAACCACGTCAGGGTGGAAACCACGAGTAGCACCACCAACGGACTTTGCCATGATACGGCTGCCGTTTGTGAATTCAAAGTAGGATTTAGCCCAAGGTTTTCCAGAAGGCTTGAGTGGCTTGAGGATGTCAGCCATATCGATGTTGCTGCGAATGAATCGCATATGCTCAAGTGTTTGTTCAAGAGAGTGACTGAACACCATGACGTGAGTGTTCGGGTTGAATGCTGCAATCCAAAGGGCATAGGACATAAAGAAAACTGATTTGCCGTGGTCACGACTCGCTTTGACACAGTAGTAACGATGACCGTTCAGACCGTTGTCCCATGCTTCGTGATGGTCAGCGTAATCGAAGCCAAGTATTTCAGTGAAAAAGAACTTGAATGATTTCTTCGACATTTCAATATCGATTTCATCAACGAGTGCCTTGACGCCCTCTGCATCGCTCATTGCTCACTCCCCATCATCTGCGCCAGTCTACTTAAATTCTGTTCATTCAAATTTACTTCGGGTTCTTGACCTTGCTGACCTTGTACGTCAGGATTTTCTTCTCTAAACTGATTCAAATTCTCCTGACCTGTAGTGAGGTCAGCATCATGGTCAGCATACGGTGCATTAGGAGCGGGTATTTGTTCGCCTTCTGTAATCTGTCTACTTGTTTCATTAGAAAGAGGTTGGATTGGCGCAGCAGGCATCTGTGTCGTCGGTACTACTGGTTGTGCTTGTTGAACCGCTGCCAGCGCTTCTGGATTCATCCCTCTAACACGTTGCAACAAACTAATGTCATCCCCAAGATTTGCACGTTCCATAGCAGCACGTTCTCTTCCTTCTCGCTTTGCTTGTTCGGCAGCGATTGCTTGTTGTTCCGATTGGTGGTCTGCTAACTCATATCCAAACCTTGTCATGTTTTTGCCACCGATGCCGGGTAGTATGCTTCTTCTTCTTGGCGTAGGACCCATGTCACGCATTTCTTGTAACGACATATTAGGGTCAAAGTCAAGTCCTCTTCGGCGTTTCATTTCTCTTTCGCCTGCTAAACGTGCTTGTGCATCACCCTTTGCTTGGGCTTGCTTTTCACCTTCACGAATATCAGCACGTGCTTGACGTCGGCGTGAAGTTGCCATGTTAGCGAGTCCTTGACCCACAGCAGAGCCTTGTTGATAGCCAGCAAACATCTGCCCTGCTAATCCGCCAGCACTTCGTGATTCGCCTGTGAGTGCAGCCATTACACCTACTGCTCCACCTAATCTACCGCCCAACTTACTTCTGAATGTACGACCACGTGGTCCGTCGCCGCCTCCTCCACTTCTTCCTCTTCCGCTCAAATTGTAATACATCTGAGGCTTACCGTCAGGTCCAATTTGATACTCATACGCTTTGATTAAGACCTTGCCCATCAAACCCCTCCGCTAAAAGTGACCTTGACGACCTTGACGACCTGTGGACTGACGCTCCATTCCTTAGCGATACGGTGCCAGTCGCCACGTGAGTGCAACAGTCCGTGAACGTCCATCGATGTGATGCCCAAGTCTTTGGCGAATAAGCCGACTGACTGAATTGAATTGAGTTGAATAGGATTGTGAGGAACCATCTTGAGGATTGAGTCGTCTCGCTTAGCGTCCTCCAGTTGGATGTGCTCCATAGCCTCTGTGATTTCAGCGACGTGAGCCTTGGTTGGAAATTGGTCCAAGGTCATCTGACCCTGAGGCAACTGTGGAGGCATATTGTCCATCGGAGGTGCCTCACCCATAGGCGCTGGTGTAGGAACAGGCATTTCACCTTGTCGATTGGCTTGTCTTTCTCGCTCCACGTTGACGTTCGGATGCGCCCCTTCATCTGAAATGAATCCTTCGTGATGGCGAGGTACGACTGTTTCAAGTTGTCCGTGTGCCTGATTGTGACGGAAATCATCGCCAAGCGGACTGTAACCTAAAGCGCCCTCAGCAAGTTCGGGAATACCACGTGCTTCACGCATCTCTCTGTGAATACGCTCTGCTATCTCTCTCGCTTTTGGATTACGCTCATGTCGACCATGAACATACTCATGTTCTTTAAATTCAGTTATTGCACGCTGTAGTGCTTCATCGGCAGGTACGCCTTGTTGTTCCAGTAGTTTAGCATAGTGTGCAGGTATAGCAGCAAGATGTCGAGATGCTTTGATTCGACCACCACCACGTGTACCTTTCGTATGAATAGATTCAGCCATATCTTTGTATTCATTGGAATCCATATCGACACCTAAATCATTTGCAATGTTTTGTAGTATTCTCATTGGAGTCGATGTTTCACGAATTTGCTTCTTATTACCGCCAAAGATAAACCCTGACTTAGGTTGCCGAGAAAGAATTTCTGCTTCTTCGGGTGATACTGTTACACCGTGTTGTGCTGCCTCTTGCATAATGCTTTCAGCAGTTACAACTGGTGTACCCTGTCGATAAGTCGCTGTATCGTACAACCCATGTGGAGCAAGTTCGGCTAATTGGAGAGGGTGCATATCTCTTAGCGGGTGGTCCTCGGCTGCAATGTTTGTACGGTATCCTGAGCCGTCAGGTCGACCTCTTGTCCGTCCTCTGTTGGCTTTGTTGCCCACTACATGACCAAAAGTCAAGTCACGAAGAGGTATATTTGAATGTGCTAAGTAACGGTCTTTGAGGGTTTTGTCTAATTTCACTCTTGCCTTGTCATGCATTGCCTTCAAACGAGGGTCATTCTGTCCCAATAGTTCCATCATCTCAGGACTTTCAATATAGCCGATTGCCTTCTTTACTCGCTGTGCCATTTCGTAATGGATGGGGTTGATACCTCCGTCGATGAACACACCTCTATCAGCGTGCGGGTGGTCGACGTTACCCATGTTTAATGAGTAATTGAGGAGTGGGTTAGCAAAACCTTCTGGTGAAGGAGTCGACCCACGATTCGCTCTGTCCTCTGAAATACCACGCTTGTCGAATGTGCCGCCTACGTGATTCATTCTCCACTCAACACTATCTATGTGAGGCACGACGTGCGTAGGGTTACCATGTGCATCGAGATGACTTGCGTTGTGGTCGTCAATCGCAGGGCTGATGATGTGTTCTCTGACGAATTTTTCTGCGGCTTCTTTTGGTGCACCCATAAGTTCTGAAAACATTCGGCTCAAATCGTAAATCATGTAGTCCATAGGATGAAACCCGTGAGGTCGATTAGCAGTACCTTGGTCAGAGTGGGGCGCACTTGGGTCATCTTCATTGTGCCAAAGCAGGTCCTCTGATTCAGGGTCAAAGGCAAACGGAGGATGATGTGCAACCCCGCCTTCAAACTGATGATACCATGGGTGCTCAGAGTCTTTTGTATTGAGGCCATGCTCAGGAAGCCACTGTGTCAACGGCTTACCGTTCATTTCAAGGCTAAATGACTTGATAAGAGAATTGTTTCCATGAACGGACAAATACGATTTGACAAGTCCTTTGAGGAGTGCCTTGCCCTCGTTGTCTGGAAACAGTTGATTACGAGGCGTGTACTTGAACATCAGGCAACTCTCCCGCTTCCACGTGCAGCAAAGACGTGACCGGGCATACCTGAGGATGACATCTCATCTGATTCAGGGTCATCAGTTGCTCCTTGCGGGTTTGTTGATTCTCCTCTATGACCTGTATTTTTCTTCTTATTGACTTCTTTCTTCATTCGGTCTTGTCGCTCGACAATCTTCTTCATATCACGAATGATACGGCGGAGTTGTGAGATGTGGAGATAGTCCTTTGCTGATTTGAGCAGCATGTTCATTTCTTGAAGTTCTGACTTGGCTACTGCCTTTGGACGGCTCTTAACGCCTGCCATCTCGCCAGCAAGTCGAGGAATCTTACCTGAGCCCATGGGTCCGGGTGGTGTAGGCGTACGTTGCTCGACGTTATGCGTCTGATACGGCATGGTGATGTTACCCATCAGCGAATGTTGTTGTCGTTGACCGAGTTGTTGTCGGTACTTTGCAGGGAACAATCGCAATGGTTGCTTGGTCGAAAGACCCAAGTGACCCATCTCGACAGCGAGTGGTGATTCGGTTGTTCCACCATGTTCTGTACGTGGGCTGAGTGTACGTGCCTGTCGACTACTTCGCAATGACGTGGCTAAATCAGGTCGGCGTCCACCGGGTGGACCATCGTACTTTGGTTGTTGCCACGGTTTGTTTTGCTTCGGCTTTATGTTTTTCAAACTACTCTTCATCAACGTCGACCAAGCATCTTCCATCGGCTCACCTGTAGCGAACTGTTGCATAACGCCGTTTGTCTGTGCACCGATTGCTTGAGATAAGTTTGGACCGCCGATACCGATAGGACCTGCCATTGACGACATATCTGTCTGTGCTGCTGCCTGTTCAGGGTTGTACATGTCAGGGTTTTCCTCTTCCTGAGGCGACCCCATGTCTCCCATCATAGGGTCTTCTTCGGGTTTATCGATTTCTATACGAAGATGCGGAGCGTCTCCCACTGTCTTTGTCTCTTCCTTTTCTCGCATCTTCTCGTCACGCTTGCGCTCAAACTCTTCTTTGTCGCCGATGCCGTGTCTGTACGAATCTTCGTCATTGTTTGAGTACATGTGGTTGGACTCAGAGCGTGGTGCATAGATTCGGGTATCCGAACCACGTCCCATTCCTCCGTTCCCGCTTGGCATCAGTTCACATCCTCTTCTGCTACGTCAATTACTTCCGTGTCACCACGTAGGAGTGCCTCTCGCACTCGCTTCCATGCTTCTGGACTTTCTTTTGCCATTTCAACTTTGAGTATATTGATAGTATTATTGACTGTCTTTTCCTCAGGATGTGCCCATTGTGCTTGAAAGGCCATCAAGTCCTTGATTGACTCACGAATTTCTTTGTTGAGGCGTACCATGTCACCAACTGCGTTGTCATCATGTATACTGACCTCATCCATGTATCGAGTAAGTTTCTCATTGAGTTTTTCGGTGTTGTTTCGTATCACTCCGATTTCTTCACCAGCCTTAATCGTGACAATTGCGGTCGAAGCACGACGTACAAGGGGCTGAAAGTGCTCTTTCATGTGTCTATAGACTGCATCTTCTGAGCATCCGACCTCGTTTGCTATCTCTTCTGTTGTCATTCCTTCATCAAAGTAGGCTACTTCGTACAGCCCACGGCTGTCATCAGTGCAAATAGGGCATTTATAGTTTGAACCAGTGACGTTTTCGCCTGCATGGTTACGCATATGGCGCTCTGCGGTGTTGGCTCTCCACCCCTTATCACGGTCAAGTGTCCTCATATCGATAAGACCAGAAGCAATTTGCTCTTCCAGTTCATCACGGTCCTCGTCCTGACATACAGGGCATGACCTTTTTGTCTGACGACCTCCCATATCCTACGGCAAGGAGTCGTCAACGATAAGGTTTTATCAAATAAGGAGTCAAAAACCACACATGGGTCGTATCAAACCAGCAGGTGTACGTGTCTTAGGCGTGCCTTTGAACAAAGATACGGCTGTTTCCTTGGCAAAAGCAGCACGAGACGTCGTTTTGAGGCGCAATGTACCCCCTGAAATCAAGGAAAAACGGCTTAAAATGTGCCAAAAATGCCCTCATTGGACGGGTTCAAGATGCAAAAAATGCGGTTGTCAGATGAAAATTAAAGCAAATCTGACCTCATCCGAGTGTCCGATTGGCAAATGGGGTCGTCATATCGACGAAATACGTGAATAAATGGCACTTGCAAGTAGTATACCCACCATCAAAGAGCCCATCATCCACGCAATTGTGTCACTTCCAAGAGATTCGTTCTTCAAAACAAGCACTAATGTGATGGTTACGATAACTGTGAGTATTTGAACCATCACCATATCGACGATTACGGACTTTTTAGGGGCGAAAATGTCGCTTGTTGTCATTGCAATCCCTTGTGAAAAGGGCATTCGCTGTCTATCCATATCATCTTCCTCCAATCATGTTGCGTGTGAACGAGCCGATGCCTCCACCGACCTTTTGCATAAAGCCTTCGTCAGCCATTGCTGCGTGTAGTGCGCTTCCCATCATTGATTGTTGGGAAATTGCAAGTATTTGTTGCTGTTCCATCTGTGCTTGGTCGATGTTTTGCTGACTTTTACCGACCAGAGCATTGAATTGGGAGGTAATGTTCTCTCCACTCATAGTTTGTAGGTTTGATGGAAGTGATTGTGGGTCCAATTTGAGAGTTCCGTCATCCTCATTCATCTTAAATGTGGCATTACGCAGTATATCGAGCACTGAAAAACTGACAATGTCGTTTAACATTTGAATAAGCATGGGCATTTTCTCGCTAACGACGAACCTATCGACTGGTGATTGGCTCTTGAGCATGGCTAAGAGTATCTCAGCCTCGGAAGGAGGCGCCATTGGCTGTTGCATGTACTGTTGATTGACGCCAGCACCTTGCATAAATGCACCTGCTGCTGAATTTCCTGTCCATCCTTGGTTCTGACCGAATGGTGATGGTGACTGCGTGTACCCATTTTGTTGCGGTACGCCTAAGTTTAGTCCGCCATTTGCTTGTTCTTGTCCTCCGCCGAATAATCCCATGATTTCACCTACTGTTGTGGAAGCGTATATTGTTGCTGAGGGGTATTTTGTTCTTGAACCTGTTGGCGATTAGCCTGTTCTACACCCAATGAACCCATTGCATCCATAAGATTGACATCTTCTTCACCCATACCTAACTCTTGATGGAAATATCGAAGGTCAAAGTAGACAGATGTAATGTCATTTAACCCTGTAACTGGATTTTTGTAGTGTGCAATCTTGATACCAGCGTGTCGTTTGGAGTCTTTTTCCAATTCAACGAAGAACGGCTCGTACTTGAGTAGGAATTCAGGGGTGTTTGTCTTTTTCTTCAACACGGATATGGGTATGGCTACGGTACTTACACCTTTCTTGACCATTTCTCGCATACCGCCCTTAGTTTTGAGCCGCTCTTTCTCTTGCTCGGCCTCCCATTTGCACAAAAGATGGTACAAATGTAGATGTTCTGGACAGTACGTTCCTCGCATGAGTCGCCCGTCAGTGACATTTTCACGTGCTATAAACGCAGTAGGCTCTCCTGTAACTGGATTCTGCCAATACATATCCCACAGACTGTCACCTGTGGTTTCGTCTGTAATCTTAGCATAGAGGTTGTCGTATTGAATCAACTTCTGACAATCGCAGCCATCAACGACACATGCTCCAGCATTTTTGTTAAATCTGTACTTGAAACCTGCCCACCGAAGTGGATTAAAGAAAGAACGCTTTGATGGTTTGAGTAACGCTCGTGCCTGCTTGATGTCTTTCTTGCGAGCCTTGCGTGGGTCAGGATGACGACTTGGATAAAAATTAACTTTGGGTACTTCGATATTGTTACGTGCACCTGCTGCTCGCATCGATTGCTGTGCGCTTTGCATCTCAATTAACTGCTCGTGTGAAGGATTCCCTTGATGGCTCAATGCCTTCATTTCTGCTTGATTAGCAGTTTGTAATCCACCGTCGTTACGAGGTACTCTCCAAAGTCCGTCGAAGCCTAATACCATACACGTCCCTCCTGATTGTCTGTTAGCATACTATTTGAAAAGCCTTCCCTAAGATGAAAGTAGGTCAACCATGGTATTTTCGACGTTCCAACCAATGCGTGTTGCCATCATTGAACGTGAAGAAGGTACACCTGCTTTTTGTAAGCGTACAAGGTCCTCACGAAACGGGTCGAATATTTTGTGTTCTCCTAATCGCTGTTGCTGCCAAAGCGTATTTGCTTGGTCATCCCACCATTGGTCAGCCTTATTTGCTACGAGCAGTATTGTCTTTGGGCAATACTTCTTGCCTCTAAAGCGAGAACGTAAATTTCTATACCTGTATTGACGATGAATGATAGCGTCACACAGATATTTGAATCCACCAACTGCTTGTAGCGCTGGTTCGCCGCCCAAGAGAACTCTGTGGTCAAACATAAAAACAACAACCTCAACATTACGATTGACCATATCATCAGCCCATAAATTCCAGAATCGCTCTTCCCCGCCCATATCTGCCGAGTGTACAACTCTCCGCTCACCTTTCCAGCGCACTCGCTTACGAGTAGCACGTGGAAGAAGGTATTTGCCGAGTATCTTTGTATGCGATGTACGCTCTTCAATCGGTATATTCTCCATTTCACCCGGTGTTGTAAGGTATCTGTCGAGTGTTGTCTTACCGACCATCGTCGGACCATAGATACCTACTCGTCGTGGAACCCAATAATGCCACAGTTCACGAGCAAATACAAGCCCACCGACCATTGCAGAGCCTGCTGCTGCACTCAGTCAAACCAACTCCCTAACCAATTTGACATCTTTGTACCAAACCAATCAGCAGTCGATTCCCACAAACTCCAGTCGCTGTGAAATTCAATTGAACTAACGACCAAAACTGAAATTGTAGAAACTAAAATGGTTTTGACCCAGCCCCATGCACGTTCGTATGCAGTGTCGACAGTATTAGCGATGTGCATTGCACGTAGTGTTGCTTCCGTACTATCATCGGTTGGTGTCTTGAATATACGACCCATAAGGGTTCACCTCAATCTTTGTTCTTGAATGTGCCGTCGGGGTTGCGTTCACGCTTTGGCTTAGCCTGTTTTTTATCGCCGAACGAAACGCCCAGTCCAAGTGGCTCATCTACATCAGCCTCGTGTTTTGGTTCAGGATTGAAATCGGATGTTGAATCGTCGAACATCTGACCCTGATACATAGGGGGCATCTTGCCGGGGTTCTTTTCCATCCAACGAAGTTCATTTTCTAATTGTGCTTCTTGCATACGTAATTCCATGTCTTGACGACGTCGCTCAAATGTCTCTTCCATACCACGGTATCGCATACGTCGTTCACGTTCCATTGTTGCAGTACGTGCCTTTTCATCCATCCCGTGTTGGAAGAACATTTTGAAGATGTAATAAGCGATACCTTGTACAAAGAAAGCGCCCATAGCATATGTGAATCCATTAAGTGCCGATGTTTCAAGGTCAATCCACATCTCGGCGTCGAATAAACCGACTGCCAGTCCTACTGTAGCGGACTGCATTAAGATAAGTCCGAGTAATCTAATTTCGCTTTGGTCTGTTGTGTGGTTAGCGCTGCTCATACTATCCCTCTCATAGTACCCTAAATGCAACGCATTGATAAAGTGTTCTGAGGTGGACTGAGAGAAGAGGGACTACTCTCAATCCTTGGAATCTCGCTTTCCGTCCGTCGAAGGACCGGGTCCAGCGTTCTTAGAACCGATGACAATAACCATACCGTGTGCAGGTTTCTTTTTCTTGTCGCCATCGTCGGCTTTCTTTTCTTCATCGCACTTGCAGTTCTTGCCGCACTTTGGGCATTCGGCTTTTTGTTCTGTGCCGCAGTGCATTTTGTCTAACTCGTTCAGAGTTTTGTATAGCATTTCGTTGCCTTCTTTGTTTGTAAATGTCATTATCTCACCTTTTTGTTTTTGGTCAAATGTACCTGAACCGCCTTGTTGCCAAATCTGTTCTCGTCCCGTCTGACCGACTCCTACGTTTTGAAGGTTTTGGACGCCGCCCGACTGTTGACCTGCGAGATTGAACTGACCTTGTTGGTGTTGCTGGCCGCCCATACCTGAGCCGCCGCCCATACCTGAGCCTCCGCCCATACCACTACCTGAGTTGTTCAACAGTGCGGCTGCACCCAAACCTGCTACACCTGCAAGGTATGGCGCCACCTGTTGACCAGCAGGGGTTCTTCCAAAGCCCTGTAAAGTTCGATAAGGGTAACTCGATAAAGGAGCATTTTTGGCTGCATTCATGAACGAAGTATTACTTGCTTGACGTGCGGCTAAAGCGTTATCGATTTTACGTTGACCTGATGCTTGTACCTTTCGACCAAATCTATCAAGTCTACCAAATGCACCTTCTTTTGCGTATTGTTGCATTTCTACAGACGGGGCAGCATCAAATGCTCTTTGACCTGCTTTCTCGGTTCCTCTCCTTCCTAAACGACTAATACCTTTTCCAGTGCCTCTTTGTGCCATTCCAGCGCCGGTTGCAAAGCGACTGGTCGCTTGCTTTACACCAGCCTTTGCGCCTTCTTTTACCGCTTTGCCAGCCGCAACAGGTCCAACTACTGAACCTACTGTGCTGAGTGCACCCTTCCAAGTTCTGTTCCACACGCTTGGATTTTCTTCAACCATGTGCTTCTGTCCAGTGATTGGATTTATCAGGGCGGTTTCGTTGTTATATTCAAAAACGTCTCCGTAATTACTACTTCCGAAGAAGTTAGGGTCGCCGCCCCCTATAGATGAAACACTATTACCTACATCAGTAAACACGTTACCAACAAGACTTCGCTCAGCCCCTTGACTTTGGTTAAATGCATCGACAGCGACGACTACTGCAATCGCCGCAAGGAAAAATGCTTTGTTTACTCGACCACTTTCATTCGGAGACTGAGAGAGCAATTGTGGAAGTTGACCTTGATGACGTTGAATCAACTGGTGTGCTGAGGCTGTCAATTGACCTTTTGCCTCTGGTGGCATATTATGAAACGACTCGCCAATCTTTTGTATCAGTTGTTGCTTTTCAGGCGAAAGACCTGCAAAATAACGAGCGGCTGCCCTTTGCTCATCTTCGTTTAATAACAGATTAAGGTCATAATCGCTACGTTCCTTGGATTCTTTGAGGACTGAGAAGGCTACATCAGTCGGCGTATACAAACATGTCACCCCCGTCTGTCATGTTCTTGTGTTCCTTCTTGAGGTACGTGTAGTATTCCTGAGCCTCAATTAAATCGGACATAAGTTCGGGGTGCTTGTCGACATTCTCTTCAAGGATGTCAACGCACACTTCGATTTGACGCAGCATATAGGAGTGAGCGATTATGACCCATTGTGGTAACATGCTCATCGCCTCCTGTTATCTCACCAGTACGCTCGTAGACAAAAGCCCTTCGGTCTTAAGCAACCTGAACGCCAAGTCCATAGGCTCGCCTGTTGTAAAGTGAGTTGATTCGTTGTAAGGCATACCACGGAATGTTGGGAGATTCACCATGGCGTCTCCATAAAACCCTTGTGGGTCAAGTTTGTTTCTATCAAGTGGAGTGACAAGTTGTGTTTGTACTCTCGGTATCTGTAATTCTTCGGCAGCCACCATTCCGTCATGAACACCTTCCTTGTGTGTATCATCTTTCATGCGGTAAATTCGACGCATTTGCTCAGGGTCAGCAATTTGAAATTGTTGACCGAAAATCGTAGGGCGAGGATTAGGTTGAGTAAAAGGGGCATTCGTACCCGCTATCGTAGGCTCAACCGCTTGTGCTTGGCCGAGAGATGTATCAAAAATATCGTGTGCACCAAAGCCCGGATGTGTTAGTGGGTCTTTACGTGCACGTTCCATTGCTTCAAACTGTTTTATTTTTACAGGAACCTTTCGATGCATCGATGTAAACGTATCGACAACTGGGTCAGGTGCTGCTGTGTCAACTGCTTCAAACGGATAATCTTGCTTGACAATCGTTGGCTTACCGCCTACGCCTTGCTTCTTGCTTCGCTTGCGCTTTGTAGCAGCAGCCTTCTGACCTTCGCTCATCGAGCCTGAGGTCTTTGGCGTTTTGCTACTAACTTTGACAGAGGGTCTGCACTTTGGATAACCCTTGCTTGACTTCTTTGCCTTTGAGCGGCCACAAGGAGGGTGCTTACCGTCTTTGTCTTTACGAGAAACATCAACCCACTTTTCTTTGAACCAGCGGTTCAAGTTCTTGCGGACGACGACTTTGCTCATTTCTTCCCCGCCCATGCATCACATACGTGGTCAGCACGACATGTAAAGTCATACCACTCGCAATAGCCAGTCATGGGGTCGTCTGTTTTCGACGAATCCCAAGCCTTGCAATTACCACACTTTTGCGGACCTGTCGCTTTTCGATAGTTTGGGGCATCTTCCTTACCCTTGATGATAGCCCATGCTGCTTCAAGAGGAATCATTTCTTCTTACCTCCCTTCTTCTTACCTTTGAATTTGCCTTTGCAGTATTGCACTGCCCATCCATTCGCATAGGCTGACGGATAGACATCGAACTTCTTTTTAGCCGCTGCTTTACCTGCGGGACATAGTTTCTTTTCTAACAAATCGATGGCTGCGTGCATACCGCTACAGTGTGCACAGTCGCATGACTTCTGTACAGGTCGTAGTGTTCCCTTGTCCTTGAAATGTCGTGCACGATTAGCGTGCTCGTCTTCGACTGTGAGTTTGTTCCCCTGTGTATGACTGATGTCTCTGTGACTACCGTCGCCGTACATGCCACGCTTGCGTCGTTCTTGGTTCAACTCTTCACGATACTTGACTCGCTTTGGTGACGATTCATATTTGGAGTCGTACTCGACCTTGTGGCGCTTAGCCTCAGGTGATTGAATACGCTTGACCAAGACTGTCAACAATTCCACCTCTTGAGAGAGGCACCTTTTGGTGTGAGTTTACCTTTTTTGCTGGTCGGACCTTTGACACCAGCCATTCGTGCACAAAACGACTTTCGTCGCTTGGCTTTCTTGCCACCGGGCTTGAGTTTGCTTGGCTTTGTCGTGACAGGTGGCTTGAGATTTGCACCTGACTTGCGCTTTGCAGCAGCACGTCCTTTGGCGTTTAGTCCGCCTTTCTTACTGTGCTTGTTCGGATTGTACCCGTGAAAAGGTTTAGTTTTTTTTTGCCCTTCATGAGTGTTGACCATGCGTCATCCATTGGTTCGCCTGTTTGGACTGGGTCAAAAAAAACATTTGCATCGTCAAC